ATGATTCCTCGGCCTAGCCGGGTACTCGTAACCAATCCTGACAGGCAGTTGCCGTGTCATTTCTCGAAAACTGTTTTACGAATACCCAGCAAGCGGGAACTTCCTGTTTTTCGTTGTTTGCATGATGAGCCTGTTCCGCTTGCCATGCGGCAAACTCCCGTTGGCCTTCCTCGCTGTTCCAGCAGGCAAGGATGGCCGGGTAGAATGCCCGTGCCAGACGTTCGATGGCTTCATCGGGATAAGGGGAAGTGTTTGTGGACTTTTTCTTTTTGTTCAAACGCACGCTCCTTTGATCGTCCCACAGCAGCAAAGCCGGGCAAGAAAATCAAAGTTCCAATTTTTATCAGGCGCAAGGGCGCGGATGCTTTCCGCTCTGCACTTGCGGCTGGTGGCTCGTTGATGGATTACAAGTGCCTGTCGTTATGCCGTTTTTTCTTCTTCAAGGGCTTCTGCAAGAGCCCTTTCCAGATAGGTTTCGATTTCAGTCAGGTAGTTAGCAGGCCTCTGCATTGCGAAGCGGAGAACCTTTTGTTTTTCCGGGTCAGTGAAATAGCTGGGATTGTTTTTGAGCGTTTTCTTCCATGAGCTTTTCATCATTTCAGTCGCACGGCTCAAGGATTTGTAAACCTTCATAAACTCGTCCGGTACTTGATAGCACCGAAATTCTTCTGTTTGTGGCGTGGGCATGGGAACGGGTTCCGCTTTTTCAGGTTCAAATTCTGCGCTGGCAGATTCCAACACTTCCAATGCCTCTGGATGCAAGATTTGAGCAAGGACATCTGAACGATGCTCGGCACTTGCCTGCACGAGTTTAGACATTTCTTCGTTCGTGAACTTTACTTCACCGGAAAAGACTTTCTGCTTGATGCCGGGAGAGAGTGTGTCTGCGATGTCGATGCCTCGTGTATAGTGGCTGGCACGGAGAACAGAGGCACGGCTGACACCGTTTTCTTCTGCGATGCGGTCGCAGGTTTTCTTCCCGGAGTGGTGGTTATCATCGTGAGCACCACCACTTTTCTTTGCTAAAGTGTACTGATTCCCCCGAAAGATTTTCGTAGCTTTCTTTTCGGATTCGTACTGCTTACCCAGCAGGTAACGTTTCTGTTCGGGGGAAAGATTGCGCCGCCCCAGCTGATTCTTGCAGATCCAAGCAAGGGCTTCTTCACGATTTGCAAAGCGGAGCGGCATGGTGGAGAAGTAAATCTCCGGGTGCTTCTGGAGGATGGCATAACGATTGTGGCCGTCAACAAGGATGTTATTCCAAACAATCAAAGGAGAAATCAGCTTGCCCTCTTTGAGGATATTTTCTTCAAGCTGCTTGAATTCATCATCGGTCAGAGGAGGAATCTGGGACTGGAACTCCGGGTCGATTTTCAGATTGATCATACGCACACTCCTTTATCTCTCCTGCTGCGCTGGTTCTTCCTCCCGGAAGTAGGACGCAACATTTTGCTTTGCGGTTTTCAGTTTGAGCAGTTCTTCTTTGGCTTCCTTGTACTGCTCGTAGAACTTTGCCTTTTCGGATGCAAGCTGCGCATATTCGGCTTCCAGTTTCTTCGGGCTGGGCAGCATGGTGATGTTGTTTGCCTTGAGATAGGCCGCTGCCGCCCGGTACGCTGCCAGCTCTGCACGGTGCTGCTCCTCAAAGGCTACGGGTCGTTTGGCGGTCTTTAACTGCTGTGCGATACTTTTGGTGCTGGTGTAGGCTGCGACGTGATAGCGCAGCTCTTTGTTGGCTTTCATGCGACCTTCGAGGTCTTTCACCACTGCCAGCGATTCGTGGAACTTGGTGTCAAGTTCTGCGATTCTCTGGTCGAGTGCGTCCTCGTTGAGCAGACCTTTCTCCTGCAAAAGAATCAAGGTCTGTGCCATGGCTTTGAGGTTGTGTTTTTTCGCCCAACGCTCGTAGCCGATGCCCTTGCCCTGCTTCAGCTTTGCCTGAATGTCCACCAATTTCTTGATTCTATCGGGCTTGTCTGTTGTGATGGACTGGCTGGTCGGAGCAAGCCGGATGTTCTGAGCGAGCGCGGCAAGCACCTGCTCTTTCTCAAACTTGTCACCGAGATGTTTCGCTCGGATAAACTTTGTTCTTCCGGCAGGCAGATAGCTGAGCTGTCCACGGCTTTCCTTGACGGTGATGCCGTACTGCTGCATGAGCTTGTCAGAGAAATCTTCAAAGCTGGTGGCACGGTGCAGCACCGAAGAAATCTGTTTCCGTAAAGTGTCTTTCACGGTTTCAAACTTCTTCTGCCGGGGCGGTTGTCCTGCTGCGGTGAGGGCTGCGTTTTCACGGTCAAGTTTCAACTGGCCGCGCCTGCGCGCCCAATACTCGGCTTCGCTCACGCGCTCCTTGGAGCCGTTGAGCAGGTCGATCTGGTACAGTCCAGCACCTTCGCACAATTCCATGACCTCGACACGCAAGTGCCGCATGGTCTGGGCTGTGCTGGAGTGCTTCATGCGCCCTCTAGCCAGTCGCGGGGCTTCTGCATATAGGGCTTGCGCTCCACCTCGCGCATTCGGATGCTGCCGATCACGATGTGGACATGGATATTTCCCGAATGGTTGTGCCCATCCGGGTGAGTGCAGACGATGGCAGGGTGACCGGGGAAGTTTTCTTCGCAGAATTTCAGGCCAAGTGCCTGTGCCTTTTCCATGGTCAAGCCGTTGTCGGCTGCATCTCTGGGGTCAAAGCTGATGATATACTGGTGGCTCTTGATATCATCGTGCTGGGTGTTCTTGCCATACTTGCGGTTTGCCAGCAGACAGGCTGTTGCAAACGAGAAATCGCCACACTCAAGGGTGTCGAGTAGGTAGGATTCCCGCAGCATGGGTCGGCCTTGTTCATCCAGAAGTTGCTTTCCAGTGAACGCATCATGCTGGTAAACGAGGTACGCTTCGATGGCGGTGTAGTCCGAGTTTTTAGAGGCGATATGCTTGAGCGTTGCCATACAGTTCACCCAGAACTTTCTCGGCGTGCAGCCGAAATGCGGTCAGGTCTGCAAGTTCGTCAAGGAGTTTCGCCCGGATCTGCTCGGTGTCTGCACCGCCGGAGTTGAAGTGCCTTGCAAGTTGGTTGAGGTTGGTGCCCACCTTGCTGCACTGGGCAAGCAGGGTGGAAACAGCGGTTAGGGTTTCTTCGCCGCCGCCGGCAACGATGACCGTTTTCTCGATCTTGACGTTGTGGATGGCACGGCGGATGAAAGTGGAGAGGGAGAGATTTTCGAGAAACGTATAAAGTTCAATTTTTGCGGTTTTGTGTGTGCTTGTGAGGACTAAAAATAACGATGTTCAACGATTTCAAAGCACAAGGACTTGTGCGGATTTATGCGTACACCGTGGGATGGTGGCAAGCGGGTGGCATTGTCACCGCACCCAAACAACGTTGTTTCTACCAATAGTACAGATCACAAAATGACGGCGCAACGTCTTGATGAAGATGAGGTCAGCCGAACTTACCTCACCGACAGCATGGGGGCGCAAACAGTCAACCACGGTTATCAATGAATCCGGCTTGTACAACGTGATTCTTCGTAGTGACAAACTGAAATCTATATGAGCGGCTGTACTGTTCAAATAGTTCAATTTTATTTTGAATTACCTTGAATTATTTATTGCCAACAGGCAAGACGGATGATAGAATAAAATAAAAAGGTGATTTCAATGAAACGCATTGACGGTAAACCCCCTTTTGGCGGTGATTACGCTGAATTTCATTTTTTAGATGCCGAAAACAATGAAGTTGATGAGGGCAAGGAAACGAGCATTGTTATCCGTGAGTGTAAAGCGGATGGAACGCTTGTAAAAGAAACATGGGCTAGGGTGTTCGATAACTGGTATAAAAACAATCCTACGGACGTTATTTGGTGGAAAGACACGCCGGACGGTGTGGGCGAATGGCTTTTTAGTTTCGACAAAAAGACCGTGTTCAATATGTTCGCTGACTACCCCAAAGCCCTAACCCCGGAACAGAAACAGATTTTTGATAAAGAAAACCCCGAATGGGCGGACTTCTTCAAAGATCGTCAAGAGGGCAATATAAAATGATGCCGATGCCTAGTTTTTACACAAGCCCGTATTTTGTGAATGAGCCGGATAACTGGCATTTGACGGATGATGCCCCGGAAGATGTACGCAAAGAGTTTGAAGAATATATGAATCATCCCGACTGTGTGCAAGATGATGGGCTTATAAGGGCTATGAAAAGCTATTATCGCGCATTTGGTGATACTTTCCCAAGTTATCCGAATCCCCCGGAAAACGCTGTTGAGATCATCCGGGATTGTTTGCAGAAAAAGAAAGATGTGTATGAGTTAGGCTATCTTAGCTTAGATGATAACATCATATACTAAAAACGCACTTTTGAAAATTAACTTTCAAAAGTGCGTTTTTTCAAGAGGTCAAGCCCACCGCTCAAACAGTGTGAGGATGATTTCTTGATGGGTGGGGTATACAGCAGGAACGCCGCTTGATTTGTAAGCTGTGGTAACACCGTTTTGTGTTACCGTCAACTTTGATCCGGCTTTGATGGAAACATTCGGCGACAGGAACACTTTAACGCCCTGCGAGAGTGCCGCCGCCGTGTCGGTCTGGACTGTGGCGGCGATGGTTTCAAAAGATAGCTTGCAAGGCTGGTTCTCCAAAACAACGACTTCTTTTGTACTGGTAATGTGGGTGTTAGGGTCTTTGACAGATTGCCGCTCTGATACCGTCATAACGCCTGTATAGGTGCTTTCTATGGCCTTTCGTGCGGCTTTCTGTGCCGCCTGCATTGCTTTAATCATCGTGTAAAATCCCTCTTTCGGTTAAAGTTTATTAAAATAGGGGGCTGTTGCACAAGGAAGAAAGCCTGTGCAACAGCCCTCGTAAAAAAGATGTAACGATGGTTGTTATTCGTGGATTCCCTCGGCGGCTACCTCAATCGCTTCAGATATGCCATCGCAAAGAGCGGAAATAACACCGTCCAAATCCATACCATTCGTAATATGGTTTTCGTTGCTCTGATTGATGGTGATTTCAGCAGTCGTAAAGCGGTTTATTACTTCCTGTTCGGCAATATCTCTCAAATACCTCAATTCATCTTCTGAAACATTCAGAGAATTTTTAATTGCCCCGGTGTTTCCGGCTATATCTTTCACACCGTCACCAATGCCCGCTGTGTAATCACTAAGATCAACAGAGGGTGCAACGGAATCCATGTTGAAAGTTTTGTTGAAAAAGTCGGAAATTCCACCGACAACGCCATCTCCAAAATCTGCACCCATGCTGAACGCATCCCCATAGGAAATGCGATCCATAGTGTAATCAGACGGATCAAGCGTTTTCGGCTTGTCGCCCCCGGCGTTCTCAACAGTGGTGTTGATTTGGGTTTGAATCTTATCTTGAAATCCTTGAACTGCGCTTTGCAGATCAGAGCCAAAGATAGTATCAAGAATGCCCGCCGCCGAAGATACGATAGATACGATGAAGTTAAACAGCGACAGGAACATAACTTCAATCGCGGCGATAGGATCATTGAAGATCAGACCGAAAGCCGCCGCAAAATTGGCAAGCATATTCCAAAAACTCACGCCCAGCGTGATAACGCTGTTTATCAGGGAAATAATGGTATTCAGGATGAACGCACCGCCTACGGCGATAACACCCGTGATAATACCAACGCCGGACTGTGTAACGCCCGTTACCTGTGCGATTGCGTTTGTAACCGCCAAAAGCACGGCTATAAGGGCGATGATACCCATAACTACCCACGTTACCGGGGAAGCAAGGAACGCCGTATTTAGGCTATATTGCGCGGCTGTGGCGGCGGCTGTGGCCGTCACCTCTGCGCCAGTAGCGGCGGCGTAGGCATACGAAGCAACCGCAAGAGCGATTTTGATTCCTTTGGAAGCAAGCGAAATTGCATTGTTTGCAAGTTGCCAGCCATAGTAAACCATCAATGCCGCTGTTACGCCGCCAATGATGGGAGAAATCCAACCCCAGTTGTTAGCTACCACATAGGCAACATTCACTAAAGAGTTAAGAATCTCAAGGGAAACGCTTGCAACAGCAGAAAGCCCACCAATGGCGTTATTCACAAACTGCTGAAAAGCGTCACTATTCGCAATTTCGTTCAATCTGTTCAAAACAGGCTGAAACGACATTAAAGCAGTGTTTTGGAACGAAGTCCAAATTTGCGCGAATGTTTGCGGCATGGATTCAAATTTGCTGTTAATATCATCTGCGGCGGAAAAGATAGCCGCCTTGACAACATTAGCAGAAAGTTCGCCGTCTGCCGCCATCTCGCGGATTTGACCAATGGGAACATCCAAATAGTCCGCGATATTTTGAATCAAATTGGGGGCTTGTTCAAAAATACTGTTCAGTTCATCGCCGCGAAGAACGCCAGAACCAAGTGCTTGTGATAACTGCAATTCCGCATTTGCGGCTTCTTGCGTAGATGCACCCGCAATGGTCATTTGTTTCTGAATCAGATCGGCAAAAGCAACAACCTCTTCTGAACTACCAAACGCATCTCTTGCGTTGTTGCCAAAGCGGGCAACAACGTCAGCCATTTGGTCAAAAGAACCTCTAGCATCCTGCGCCGCCGCATACACCATGTTAATAAGTTCAGAAGTTGTCTGAACTCCATCATTCATCATGCTTAAACGGGCGGTTGTTGAAGTCAGCGTATCAGATAGGTCAAATACCACCCCAACGGTCTGAACCGTGGCATAGGTTGCAATGGCACTCTTAATCGTATTCATTAGGTTATCGGCGTTTGCCGTACCCTCATTGATTTTCTGATTAAAAAGCCCCTGTTCGTCCACGTTGTCACGGATATAGCGTTCTGTGCCACTCACGGTTTGTGATAGCCGCAAGTAAGCATCATTCGCCGCCTGTACGTCCATGTTGTCAACGGCACTGTTAAGGGCTTGCTGTGCCTGTACAGCTTGATCCAACTGCCCCCGCAACTGTTCCAACTCCGAATTAGCGGCGTTAGTACCCATGTTTAAGGGGTTGTTCTCAATCTGCACGATACGATCTTGAATCGCCTGTAAGCGGCTTTGCATACCGCTTAGATCAGTAACCGCATTTGCGGGGAACAAGTCAACGCTTGCCGCCGTTTCTGCGATCTTCTGCTGAGTGCTGTTCAATGCGACAAGCATTGTATTAGCACTCTCTATTTCCTGCTGGAAACGCTCTATGCCCGTGTTATCAAACACGTTCATATTGTCAGCTTGCCAGTTAAACGGAACATTTACCGGGGCTTGTGTAGGCTCAACCTGTGGGGCATCCTGCACGGTGGGCGTTGCGCTATACACCTGTGAGGGAACATCGCCCATCAAATCATTAAGCCGCTCCTGCCGTTCAATCACGTTGTCAATCGCGCTTGACAGACTGCCCAACTGCAACTGTGCAACGGACGAATCAAGATCAAACGGATTTGTTTTCAAGTAATCAAGCGCGGTCTGCATTTGGCCTAATTCTCGGTTGATCCCGGCGATCTCTGCCGCCGAATCCCCCGGCATAACGAATATGTTTTGACCCACGTTGTTAATTGCGTTCTGATAGTTCAAAATGTTGTTCAATCTGGTTGAAATATCTTGAATCTGTTTTTCAGATTCAGACACGCCAGAAAGTTCAACAGGTACGTTGATACCATCGGGAACGTCAATTTGCGGCTGTTCCGTAATTTCAGCACTCACGGGAACTTCAATCCCAGCGGGTACGTCAATTCGGGGTTGCTCTACAACTTCCGCCGTTACAGGTACGGTGATACCATCGGGAACGTCAATTTGCGGCTGACTTTCCACAACGGGGATCACCGGGACTGTAATGTTTGGAGTTGTAATCCCCAAATCTGGTAAGGTGGTGTCTACATCTCCAAAGGAAAAAGAGGGTGCTTCAATGGCTTGCATCGTGTTTTCAAAAGACTGCATTGCCGCCGTAGCCCGGTTAATACCGCTCATATCTACGCCCGCGTTCATCGCGGATTGTACGTTTTCAATAGCGATAGTGCCAGCATTCGCGGCGTTGACAATATCCATCATAGGATCAGAAAAATTGTCATACAGTTCGATTGAAGTCTTGATAGAAGCCATTTAATCACCGTCCTTTCCGACTTGCTTTCCTCTCAAGTTCTTTTTTCTGCCTTGCATCATCTTCTTGTTTGATCTTGATAGACGCGATCACGAACGCTTTTTCCCGTTCGTCCATTTCAAGAAATTGGGATGGCAAGATGTGCAATTTTAAGAAGGCATAGAAAGCAAAACTCGCTTCCCAGTCACCCTCTTCAATTAGTTTTTTGCTTCATCCACCAAATCGTTGAAAGAGGTGTTGAAGCCCTGAAGATTCTGGACAAAGGCAACCAGAGCGTTGTACTCGCCCGGATCGTCCACCATTGCCATCAGCAGATCATCCGGCTTTTTCACGCCGTAGCTGTTCTGAAGTTCGACATTGTACAGATCGGGGGTGACAATGGACTTGATAAGCAGTTCCTTAGTGTACTTGCTACCGTCCACATGGGGGCGGTACAGGTTAGGCTTGCCAGTGACAGGAACTTCTTTGGTGCAATCCTCGCGGATTTCATCGTTTTCCTTAGAGGTGATATGCCGGAACTCCCAATCAAGGGGCTTGCCGTTGGCATCGCACAGGGAAGCGGTGACAGGGTGGAAAACATTTTCCTTGACCTTTTTGTTCGCTTTCATAAAATAGGAAAAATTAGACATTTTCTGTACCTCTCATTCTTTAGTTGAACATTTTGATAAGCGTTTCAAAAATTGATGTATTAACTTTTGTCTGGTGGGTTTTATAGTAAATTTCTCTGCGTTTAATTTCCCACTCCAAAACGGATTTATATAGCTTTTCGTAGTTGTCCAAATTGGATTTAGAGGAAATTTTTTGCAGGGAAGTTACTAATTCTTCATCGGAATGTTCCATGATTCTAGGAACGAACTTCTTTAACGTGGGATAAAGTTCGGATTCTTTGTGGAGAACCATAATACCATTATCTGTTAAAGAAACGTCTTTGCTCCCGGTAAGTAGCTGATCCGGGGGCTGTGGGATGGGTAAAAGTTCTTTTGTCCACCCCGCTTTAACGTAAAAGCTGTTTACACCCCATAAAACAGGTGTAATCACCTCAATGTTAGGATTCATTTGTATCACCCCCTTTCGCAAAGGCTCACAACCTTTGCAAATAGTTCATCTATGCTCAATTCCTGTTGAACAGCCTGTTCGTTTTGGTGTATCTTATATGCAAGATGAGCCGCTTTTTCTTGCTGTTCAATACGATTCAAGGCAATGCTTTCTGTGCTTGAACCGTTGGAATTAAAATAGCTTAAACCGCCTTTATACGCTCTGGATGGAATATAGCCATAGATAGAAGCGATTTCTTCTAACCGTTTCTTGCAATTTAAGGTCTGTAAGGCTTTGTCTCGAATCTGGGCTATTCGTTGCTCTGAAATATGAAGTTCGTCTTTTAGTTCTCGCAACGTCTTAGAGCGGCAATAAAGCCCTGAAATAACATAGCTTTCGGTGTCCTTTAGTTCATCTACGATGTTCCAAAGAACACGGTTTGCATATTCTCGCTCAAGCTGTTCTGTAATATCATCTTCCGTGTTTGACGGATCGGGGATAGAATCTTCCAATAATAACCCGTCTGCCCCCTCAACAGGGGATTCCAGACTTACAACGGACGATTCAAACGCCGCTTTCCGCAAGTTGTCCAGCTTATTTGCAGAAATGTTTAACGCTCTGCAAATTTCAAAATCGGATGGATTTCTGTTTTCATTTTGGCACTGTGCTAAAAAGCGTTTGTACCGTGCAATTTCGGAAAGTAGGTGAACGGGAATCCGCTTGACGTTGCCGCAATTTTCACAATAACGCTGAATAGACTGCCGAATCCAGTACCCCGCATAAGTTATGAATTTTGCATCATTGTCGGAATTGTACATAGAAGCGGCCTTTTGCAGACCTAAATACCCCTCTTGCATAAGATCATCTATTTCAGCCTGTTTAGAATATTTTATTGCGGTATTGTAGATGAAAGGACGGTTTTTCAAGTAAAGCTGTTCCAAGTTGGAAGAAACATTGATCCCGGCTTGAATCTGCCTTACAAGCTCTTCATTTTCAACTTGAACTCCATTTTGCTTTTCGTTCGTCATATCGGTCTTTTTCATACGTCACCAGAGAAATCATTGTATCAATCGTTCTTTTGCTTGCGCCGTTTTCTTTGGCACGCAAGATAAGTTCAAGATGATTTCGGATTGCTAATTCATCTTGTTGCAAAATTTCTCGTTCTAAATCGGTCATCGGTTGAAATCCTCAATTATGCCGTGTGAAAAATATCAGCCGTTCAGACCATCCAAAATAATTTCTTCGTTGGTGGGAATGTAATTGGTGAACATCTGCGGGTATTTCATGGCAAGGGCTTCATACTGCTTGCCGATTTCCATCATGGTATCAGGCAGGGCGCACACAGCGTAAGTAGTACGATCCTGCACTTCAAAGCGAACCATACCGTTATAGCCCGCGTTGATGATCTCATAATCAGACAGCAAGGGGCAATCTGCAACGGCTTCAAGGTCTTTCAGGCGGTCAAGATATTCGTTGATCTCTGCGGTTGTCCCCATGCGCTCATTGAGGATAGAAACGACTTCCGGGGCAAAAGTGCTGTATTTGATAGTAAGAACATCATAAATCATCTTCATGGCCTTATGAGAGCCTTTCAGCGGCTCGATAATGCTATGAAGCAGTTCAGCGGTCAACTTGCTTCCGCACATCTCAATGATTTTGAGGGCGTTTGCAACGTCCGTGGAGCGGTCGGCGTTGTCCTCTGCAAAAGAAGTGCCAAATTCTTTGCAGAACTGCCGGATCAGTCCCCGGATAGAATCGGAAAACTGCTTGTTCAAGTTTCCGGCTTCGCCTTTCAGCTTTTCAATGGCTTCACGTTTGCCAAAATCAGAAAGCCGCTGGTTAGAATCAATCTGGCCGATGGTATCACGGATTTTCCCGGCTTCCTGCTTGTGAGTATGCTTGAGCATCAGGGCTTTCTTTGCGTAGGTTTCATAAGATTTTTCCATTTTCGTTTTCTCCTTTATCAAAAATCAACGCCGAAATATCTGCATACTTCCTTGATTTCGGCGTAAATATCGCCGGATGTACCAAAGCGAGAACGGATATAGGGGTTTTCGTGCGGGAAACACAGCTTTGCAAGGCCGTGAAGTTCTTTCACGATAACAACCAGTTCGGCAAGTTTGGCCTTAAATGCGGTATTGCGTTCTTGTTCAGTCATTTTGTTCACCTCATATTTTTATAGTTCCGTTGAACCACTTTGAATCTTTGTAGCGTTCAACGAGTTGTTCAATGTTCATTGAATCCATGTTTTCTATCAGGTCTTTTAGTGCGGGGGTATCGAATCCGGGAAGAGCTGATTTTGTTTCAGCAGTTTCCAAAACGTGCTTGATTAGGGCGATGTACAGGGCTAACCGCTTTTCTGGATCAGTGTTTACACAGACAAAATCAGAGCGTTTTTCAGAATCCGTAAAGTACAGAATCGGATCAGAGGGCAAATATAAACCCTCTGGCCAACAAAGCAGATCGTCAATAAGAACTTTGGTCTGCTCTGTAAAACCCGGCAAAGCGGTCATATAGGCTTCACCATCAAACATATTTTCAAAATAATGTTTGTCGCTTATGTTTTTGCCTACCCAAAGCCGCCCATCTTCTTCAACATCAACGAAAAGGACGGGAATAGCCTGTTTATTTTTCTGTGATTTTTCCAGTTCCTGCAAGCGGTTCAAAAGCGTTCCTCTTGCCATTCTCTGTTTAATCATCCTGCAACCTCTTTTCCATGCTTGCAAGCCGCTGTACAATATGTTCATCTTCATGCAGAGCAACACCCAATTCAAGCATAGCTTTAGCCGCCGAAACCCGTGAAGAATCGGTTGCAGTGCTGTCGTTCATAACAGTTCGTAGAACTTCCAGAGATTCCAAACAATAGCCCTGCGCCTTATCCATGGTTTCACGAAAAAGACTTTCTTTCGTGTCCTGTAAGACTTTTTGAAAATCGGCTTTCTTTTTCAATCTGCATAGTGTAGGAACGGAAATGCCGGACTTTTCAGCGGCTTCTTTGCTTGTCGGACAGGTCAGAAGATTCATTGCAACTAATTCTTTGTTGATTCGTGCCACTCTTTCACCACCTTTCTGAATTTATCGCACCTCAATATAAATTATACCATATATAGCGTTAGATGCGCTTAAAATACACAATATTTAGTCATTTTGGGCAAAAATAAAAACCGGGGTGATTAGCCCCGGTCGTTGATAATTCGATATACGGAAGTAGCGGATAACTTGTATTTTTCGGCGAGAGCGTCAACGTCCGAACCGTTATAGAAGTCCCGGCGAATGGCGTTGTTGCGTTCCTGCTTTGATGTAAATTCACCTCTGCCCGGTATGTAAAGCCGTTCGCCGGGAAAGGCTTCTAGGATTTGCTTAAATACCTCACTGCCTGTAATACTTTCCAGTAGCTTCAAATTAACTTCGTTCTCGCTCAATCAATCACCACCGTTTGACGTTAATATTTCAAAGAGGGCATTTCAAACACTGTCAACCCTGTTCAATCTGTCGCTGTTTCAGGTGAACGCACATTATCCACGATAGCGGACAACTCCGAATCACGCAGATGAGACAGATCAGAAAGATTGTCAGTCAGGCAAAGCAGTTTGTCGGCGGTCTTGCCCTCTTCGATGTTGCCAATGGAAACTTGCTCCCAAACCCAATCGTTGATAAAGTCAATTAGGTTTTTAAGTTGTTCCATCTTGCAAGAGTAATCTTCCAGAGCGTCATGCAGTTCGGGGGCAATGATAATCTTTTTCATGGTAAAGCACCTCTCTTTAATATTTGACAGCACTTGTCGGACAGTTGTACAGTCTACAAAGTTCAATGAACTTATCAACCGTGGGGGCGGTCTTACCGCTTTCCCAATTCTGCATAGTCCGTTCGCCCATGTTCAGCCGTTCGGCTACTTCCTTTTGGGTATACCCGGCGTTCACACGCGCGGCGGCAAGCGAAATCTTAGAATTAGTCATTATTTGCAACCTCATTCTTCAGCATTGAAATTTACAGACACGCCGTTATCTTCTAGGAGTTTGATACAGTTGTTGATTTCTTTGGTAAGTTCGTCTGTATTATAAATGGGCTTGAAATCTTCTGTTTCTCCATACTGCTTGCGCAGTTTCCAAAGAACAAAGCTGATAAGAAATGCATCATACCAACTTGTTTCAGCGGAATATTTGGGATAGCCCCAAATCATATCAAAGGTGATGCTGTCCGCAAAAACTCTTATCTTGCAAACATCTGCTTCCCACGGGTCTCCTTTTGTAACCCATTCAATCTTATTGACCTTCTGGATGTTGGACAGAAGATTAGCATATTCTTCGCCTGTCAAAATTATCAGTCCTTTCTTGCTACTGTTACCGTTGATACGGTTCGCCTATATTATATCTATTTTTTATATTTATTGCTGTTTAGCGTTGGTACACCGCCTTTGTATAGAACTTGCCTTTAACAGTAGCAACGGTAACACTCTTGAAAAATATAGCGAATATAAAAAGATTTTTGAGTGCTACCGTTTATTGTTACTGTTGTGCTACTGCTACTGTTCGTTACTGTTCAACGAACACTTTGCACTGCTTCCCGTTCAGGCGCATATTTTTAACAGTTGTTCCCAACGCTTGATTGAGCTGTTTTGAAAATGTCAGACGATTCACAGGGCGAAAGTTGTTTTTAATGCAAAACTCATCATAGCGGATGTAAACTTCTCGTGTTGCTTCATTGTAAATGCCCTCAACATCTCCGTTATCGTTTCGGCAGTCCTCAATAAAAGCTAAGATAGGGTTGTTTTCCTGCTCATAATCGGTTTTAGCTTGCTGTACCTTTTGAGAAATAGTAAAGTGCTTGTTTTTTAGTACACGCTTCAAACCACCAATCGCAAGCAGGATAAAATATTCCATTGCTTCTTGTTGGGTCAGCTTTACCTTGATTTGCGGATCATAATCTGAATCATTTTCTGAAAATTTAGCGTTTAACGGGATTGTGAGAAGTCGCCGCATAGCCGCCCCGGTGGGGTCTTTCATACGGGGAATGTTGTTTGCTGAAAAAATTAACTTTGCATAGGGGATAAATTGGAAAGCGTCCTTTCCTTTGTTTTCAGCTTTAATGCTTTCGCCTGTTGCGATCTTCTTGAAAATCGCAACATCTTCTTTGAAAGAATCCGAAATATCATCGCCAAGGTTCGCTAACTTGCCGAATAGCATAGCAGTTGAAAATCTATCGTCAAGTTCTTTGAAATCAAGGGTTGATATATTTTTATCCCCAAGCATAGCATGAAGCATTTCGATATAGGTTGATTTGCCGTTGCTCTTATCACCTACCAAAATCACGGCTTTGCCGCCGCCCAACTTGTTATCACGGTATAGACAGGCTCCGGCCACTTCTTCCAGTAAAGCGCGGATTTCTGCATCATTGCAGGAAAGGCGGTTTAGCACATTGTCAACTAAAAGACAAGTTGCATCCGGCGTATAGTCCCAAGGAATCTTATTGGTGATAATGTGTTCCGGGGTAAAGCCCGCAAAAGAACCATCAATGATGTTATACAGGCCGTTCTTAAACGCGATCAGGTGCGCGTCCTCTGGTTTAGTGTTGTCCCGGATCAGCAGATCAAGATAATCAACGACTTCAGACCGCTTTGCACGGTTTAGATCGGGGATGTGCTTAATCATGGCGGCTTCAATCTCGCCATATCCAGCGGTATAGATACCGTCCTTGTAAATGTGCAACTGATTGTTGATCTTTATGATATGGGCGTTGTTCTTCAGGAAGATAGCAAACTTATCAAATAAGAACGTGCTACCGTTGTAGAAAACGGGTTTCTTAAACGAATCATCCCGCAAGATCGTTTCAATCTCGCTGTCTGACAGTGGAACTTTCAGCACATACTTATTGATAATCCGAATGGTTTCCCGTGCTTCTTCTACGGTAAAATCATTGCTTTGCAGGGTCAGAATGTAATTGAACAGGGCTTGATTTCGTCCGTCCCCCTCTTCCATATCAAGAAACGCCATTTTGCTACGAACTGGAAACAGCCACCGGGGGAGCGGTTGCGCTTGCTCATTTTCGGCGGTATCATAGAGGATTTCACGCTCTACACCGCCGTATTTAAGCACTTCATAGGAACTTTTCACGCCCACCTTAATATCAGCTTTCAAGCCGATTGCAAGGGTGCAATGGGTCTTACAGCCGCCCACGCCGCTATTTTTGAACAAGAAGTGCTTGCCCCGCGTGGTACGATAAACGCGGCAGTTCAAAGAATAATCTTGAACAACTTTGAACAGAACATCAGAACTTTCCTCATCGTCCAGATCAACAAGGATCGTATCTTCTGCCAGAATCCCGGCGAACTCTGGTAAAGACTTCACCTGTTCATAGGTCTTAAAGTCCGTCCTGCCCTTGAACTTCTCCACGCACTGTTTATCTTTGGTTTCGACATATCCGCGAAAGAACAATTATCTCCCTTCTTTCTTTGCAGTAAATTCTAGTTGCTTTCGGAATCCCTCACTCATTTTCAATGAGATCAGTTACAGGTACATTCAAAGCCTTAGCGATTTTGCCAACAGTTGCGGGTTTGCAGTTGCTTCCCGTTGCAATTCTCCTGTACGTCTGGTATTGAATGCTGATCTCTTTGCAAAGATCATAAGGATTCATGCAGGCGGTCGCTAATGCAATCTGCAACTTTTGAAAATTAACTTTCAAATCGGTTCACCTCTCTTTTTATTCTGTATCAGCATTGCAGTACCGATACAGCGAATATGCTTGACAGATTGTTTTTTATCTGTTATTATCATTGTAACAGCTTGTTATTGCGCTGTCAATACCTGAAAGAGATTATTTTCAAGCTGTTCTTTCTGGAATGTATATGTTATACTAGTTCAGAAAGAGGGTGATTTGACATTGACAGTTAATGAAAATATCAAGAGAATCCGAAAGGAAAGGGGGCTTACTCAAAAACGATTAGGGGAAATTTGTGGAATAGCTGAACCCAACATACGAAAGTATGAGAACGGAAAACAAAATCCAAAGTTGGAAACTGTTGAAAAAATTGCATCGGCCTTAGGAGTAAGTGCATTTGAACTAATGGGAGTAGAATACTTTGATCTTAAAAATCCAGATGCAGGAAAGCAATATGCAGAGTATAACAGCTTTCAAAACTATCTTCGTTCACTAGGGTATGCAGTTAAAGAAGAACTAGATGGAAGCCAAGAGGAAAGTACATTGTGTTCGTATGTGATTACTGGAAATGGTATTTCTGTGGTTTTGTCTGGTAAGGAGTACGATCAACTTCAATCATCCACGGGAGATTTGCTTTTTTCATTTTTATGGAAAAAGCAACAGCAGAACAAAAAATAAGCCGTCACCCTCTGTAAAGGGCAACGGCTCAACACATCCGGCTATCATCTGCAAGTGATGGCCGGAAATGGCGCATATAAGCGTTGTATGGCGTTTTTGTGGGGCGAGAGTATTCTTTTCCTTGCTTAACGCAAACGCTTGTATATAAAAGAAATCCCCGCCTACTGCAATAGACAGGGATTCCGAAAGCAACCAAATCAAGAAACCTGCAAAGAATCGTGAAGTGGTCTATGTGTAAGTATACCATTCCATGATTCAAAAATCAACGAAAGGAAAGGTATACTTATGACAGGCGGAACAAGAAAACGCGGCGCAACATGGTCTTACTATTTCGATTTGGGAAAGATAGACGGTAAGCGGCAGAAGAAAGAGAAAGGCGGCTTTAAGACAAAGAAAGAAGCCGAAACCGCACTTGCCAAAGCTATCAACGAATACAACAACGCCGGGGCAGTCTTTACCCCGTCCGAAATCACCGTTTCGGATTATCTGGATCAGTGGTATGATCTGTACTGCAAGCCGAATCTGAAATACCAGTCCCAAGTAACTTATTTGCGAATCATCGAAATTCACTTGAAACCCAAGTATGGAAAGTACAAGCTAAAGGCTCTTACATCGGCAATTTTGCAAGAATACGCCAATGATCTGAAAATGAGCGGACTTGCCAAGAAATACGTTTCGTGTATTTTAACTGTCTTTGGTGCGGCCTTAGATTATGCAGTTGAACCCATGCACTACCTTTCCGCAAACCCTATGCGCTATGTGAAACTCCCCAAGATAGAACGTAGCCCCCGTGAACGCATCGTGCTTGCAATGGAAGATTGGAACAGGATCATTGAACGCTTCCCGGCTGGATCACGGTTTCATATTCCGTTGATGATCGGCTTTTATACAGGCTTGCGCATCTCTGAAACATTCGGCTTGACTTGGGATGATATAGACCTTGAAAAGCGGGAACTTACCGTAAATAAGCAGATTGTCAAGCGCAACTTTGGGGCAGATGTTCGGAAAGTGGTAGAGAAAAAGGATAAAAGAGAACTCCGTTCATCGTGGTACTTTGCAACGCCTAAAACACAATCTTCCAAACGAACAGTAAAGTTTGGCGAAATGCTCTATCAGGCTTTGAAGCAAGAACGCGCCGAACAGATGAAGCATGAATTAAAGTACGGTGAACGCTATATTATTCAAGTTATAAAGAAAGAACTTGATGAAAAAGGCAACAAGATGCAAAGGATCGTACCCGTTCAGAAGAGTTTGCAATCTGATCTCCCACGGGTCAAGATGGTTTGCGTTACAGAACGCGGCGAATACACCTCAACGGATTCTTTCAAATACTGCTCTAAGATTATCCATAAGGAATTGAAGATTGCTTTTGATTATCATTCTTTGCGGCATACCCATGCAACGATCTTGATTGAATCGGGGGCAGATGTAAAGGACGTTCAAACCCGTTTGGGACACGCAAACATTCAAACCACTCTGCAAACCTATGTACATGATACGGAAACGATGGCAAACCGTTCTGTTGACATTTTTGAACAGGCAGTAAAGCAAAAGAAGCTGTCATAA